AATAGACTTCCCACACTTGAATCGTTTAAAATTGGGATTGATGATGGCGACTTTAATGAAGAACAATATCGCCATGCTATCGAAATACTACCAGAAATATTTAGGGTTGAAAAGATTGACCAGCAATGGTTGTATGATACTGCAGAGAAATGGTGCCAAGATCGTGCATTGTATAATGCAGTCATGGAATCAATATCTATTATTGATGGTAAACATCAGTCACTATCTAAGAATGCCTTACCAGATATTCTATCAAAAGCTCTTGGAGTTACATTTGATACGAATGTAGGTCATGACTATATAGATGATGCAGAGAAACGTTATGAGTATTATCATACAGTCGAGGATAAGATTCCATTCGATCTAGATTATTTAAATCGTATTACAAAAGGCGGTCTTCCAAAGAAAACACTGAATGTTGCTCTTGCAGGCACAGGTGTTGGTAAATCACTCTTCATGTGTCATGTTGCTGGTTCGCATCTTGTACAAGGTAAGAATGTCTTGTATATTACGATGGAGATGGCTGAAGAAAAAATCTCTGAACGTATTGATGCTAACTTATTGAATACACCTATTGATCAAATTGAAAACATACCAAAAGATATGTTTACAACTAAAGTACATGATCTCACCAAGAAGTGTAGCGGTAAACTAATTGTTAAAGAATATCCGACTGGTGCAGCAAATGTAAATCATTTTAGATCACTATTGAATGAACTCAAACTCAAACGAGCATTTGAGCCTGATGTTATTTTTATTGATTATTTAAATATTTGTTCATCTGCGCGCATGAAAGCAATGGGTGGATCGATTAATTCTTATACATATATTAAAGCTATTGCAGAGGAGATAAGAGGTCTTGCAGTTGAATTTAACGTCCCGATTGTCACGGCAACGCAGACGACGCGTAGTGGTTTCTCTAGCTCGGATCCTGGGTTGGAAGATACGTCCGAGTCTTTTGGATTACCCGCTACAGCAGACTTAATGTTTGCTCTTGTATCATCTGAAGAGCTTGAGAAGATGGGCCAGATAATGGTCAAGCAATTGAAGAATAGATATAACGATATTAATACACACAAACGATTTGTATTATCTGTTGATAGATCTAAAATGAGATTATACGATGCTGATGAATCAGACCAAACATTAAGTGAAGAAGTGCGGTTAGGTCTACCTATTACGCCACGCGATACACCAATTTTCGATAAAACAAAAACTGCAGAAAGATTTAAGGATTTTAAAATAGAATGACAATATTACAAGGACAGCTAGATAACTTATACAATAGTTCAAAAAAGGGCGCTTTATTGGAAGAATATACCATTTACAAAAAAGAAAATGGTCGTATAATAAAAAGAACAGCGAGTCGTAAATATACGAGTACTAGCTATATTGACGCGGTTTCAAGTACGCCTATGGGCAATAGTGGATATGCAGTCGATGATAGCTAAATTAATAAGTTACTCTAAAGAAGCTTTTTTTCAATATGACCCAGAACATTACGATGATGTAGCTTCACTCATTGCATACTGTGCAAAGGTATCTAATCCAAGTGGTCAGAATGATATGACAAATGCTAATAAGCTACTTGCATATTTAATTAAGCATAAGCATTGGTCTCCGTTTGAAATGGCTTCGGCCTGTATCGAGATTACTACGACTCGTGATATTGCACGCCAAATATTACGTCATAGGTCATTCTCATTCCAAGAATATAGTCAAAGATATGCAGACCCTACAAAAGATTTAGAATTTGTTACAAGACAAGCACGGCTACAAGATGCTAAGAATCGACAGAATAGTATTGAAACAAGTGATGTTCCACTACAGGCTTGGTGGGATGCACAACAGAAATTTATTATAGAACATTCAAAAAGAATATACTCTGAAGCAATAGATAAAGGTATAGCAAAAGAGCAAGCAAGAGCTGTATTACCAGAAGGATTAACAACGAGTAAACTTCTTGTAAACGGAACGATTAGATCATGGATACATTATATAGAATTACGAACTGCGAATGGTACTCAGAAGGAACACATAGAAGTAGCCCGAGCATGTGCAGAGGCTATAGCAACAATATTTCCAATGATAGGAGAGTTTAATGGGAAAGTTAATCACGACATTTGAGTCAGAGCGTACAAATAACTATTGCGAGGTTCATATGAATATGAAAGAAGAATTCGCATATATAAAATTCTATAATGCAGATAATCATAAAATGAAAATAGAAGAGTTCCACGGTAAAAGTTTAGGTTATGTTGAAGATGCTGCCGAGAATTGGGCTCTTGGAATAAAGAAAGTAGCAGGTATATCATGATTGATACCGACGATATTATGTTAAATATAATTAGGACACTAAAAGCCGAAGTTAAAGTATATAAAGAAATGACACGCCATTCCGGAACAGGTCACATATTTACTACAATTAGTTTTTTAGAGAAAAGAATAGAAGAGCTAACCGATGAATTGACTAATGCCAAGCCAAATTCATTTAATAAAAACCCTTGGGTTGATTGGCATGATGGAAGTGTAATATGAACGCAGCAATTGATTATAAATTTAATGAAGATAATTTAATAACAGAATTTAAAAACTATATTGATTCTACCTATAATTCTCACTACTCACAGAACGGTTTTCAGTCTACAGAGATCATTATCGGGCGTGGACACGGTACAGGTTTTTGTATGGGAAACATAGATAAGTACTCAAATCGCTATGGAAAAAAGGGAAATAAAATAGAACAACGCAAAGATTTAGTTAAAATAATGCATTATGCGCTCATCCAACTATGTATTCATGACAATAATGAGTAATGGTTACTATTATGTCACACCTTTAAATCTATAGCATGCATAAATATTCTCATAGTAACTTACAAAGAAAGGAATTACTATGGACGTACTTACAAGAGTCAGAGCATGGGCCGCTGGTCTAGCTGACGTAGGCGTATCACTTGCTGCATTAGCAATTATTATCGAAGTTCTAGGAATGGGCGTAATGCCATTTATGGGCGACGTGTCAGTAATAAGCAATGTGTCAAGCATAATGGGTTCTCTAGGGTCTGAAGGTCTGATTGGCTTAATCGCTATCTGGATTTTATGGTCAATATGGGAACGTAAATAATAGTGTCACTATTATATCACAGTAGAAATTATAAGTAAAATATATTGTGTACAAGAAGCTCTATTTGGTGTATTATAATTAAATAGAGTCACAGTTGAAGAAGCAACTTGAAATCGGATCGGACCCGGGGGCGGTACCCGGCAGCTCCACCATAAGGATACTAGGATGAAGTTAGAGAAACTCCTGCTTAAGTATTTAGAAAAGATATTTGGTAAGATCGAAGATCCAGTCAATTATCTAGGTGGGAAGAAAGACAAATAGTGTCTTTTTGATGGGGCTGAAATAGGATTGACGGACGGCGTAGGGAAGTGGAGATTGTCGGATGATCGCGTATAGATCAAAATTAATAAACGCAAACAATAACTTTGCACCTTCTGGCTATGCACTAGCTGCATAACACAGGGAGCTGGCCACTTGCTTAGCAACAGAAAAGTGGCACCAAAAACATAGATAAGGACACTTAAATGAAAAAAATAATATTAGCTGCAGCCCTCATGGGCGGACTTTGCAGCGCTGCATATGCAGACATGGGTATTTCAACTTCAGCTGCATATAAAGTTGAAGCTGAAAAATGGAGCTCATCAATATCATATACAAAACTCGCTATGGCAGGTATTTCAATTGTACCTTCTATTGATTTTGAATACTATGATAATCACCCTGGTTTATTTACCGGAGCAAATATCAGCACATCTTACTCAATAAGCGATTCATTGTCAGTTAGTTCTAGCTTAGGTCTAGATGACGATTGGGAATATGATGAACTAAAAATAGGACTTGGATTTAGTTTCTAACCTATAGCGTAGTGGCTTAATACACTCGTGGGGGTCTATGGTTAGCCCCCGTTTTAATAGAGGAATATAATGACAGTAGAACAATTTAAACATTACATCAAACAATATATAATACATGAAGAAAATCATGTATGTACAAATGATAGAAATGCTTATTGGGAAAACTACTTTGAAAAAGAAAATTATGACAATACAAGTATCACAGAACAAACTTAGTAATGAGCTTAAAGAATTCTCGAGTAAGATGGAACAAAGTAAAGCCACTCCACGAGAATCATATATGTATGTTATGAGAGCTTTCTTAGAAATAGATAAACTATTTCATGAAAATATAAAGCTTCAACATCAAATTACACAATTAAAGGAGATGAAGGTATGAAATTACCAGATACTTTTTGTTATTATACATCGTTAGTATTTCTATGCTTAGTCGTATATGCAATAGCAATTATATAAATTGAATACATTTATAAAAAGAATGAGAAATAACAATAGTTATTTCCCTTCAG